GGGACCGGACGGTACTGGGATAATTTTGAGCATAACGAGTATCCATTTAACGTAGAAAAACTGACCTGCTATACAGGAAAAGATGAAGAAGGGAACAGCAGCTCCATATCTGCAGGCAACGGAGCAAGAGCGGTTACCTTTTCCAATCCATTTATGACAGAAGATGTGCTGAACAATATCCTTTCAGCAATCGGCCAGTTTTCTTATATGCCTGGAAATCTGAAACTCTTAGGAGATCCCCGCCTGGATCCCTGGGATATTTTAACAGTAGAGGACCTGAATGGAGATTCTTACAAGGTTCCTGCTATGAAGCTGGAATGGGAGTATGACGGCGGTCTGACGCATACGATCGAAGCGGTTGGCTTGTCTGAAGAAGAAACAAATGCAGACTATAAAGGTCCCCAGACAAAAGAAATGGATCGTTATTACGCCCAGCTGGTCATGATCGATCATGCGATGATCAACAAGCTGGATGTAGACACGGCTAAGATCACCTATGCGAC